AGGGTGTAAGAAGCGGTCATGTTATGAGATCTCCGTAGGTGAGTAACGGATCTCTACTACGCCACGTAGAGGCTTCCAAATCTGTTGTAGGTTGCCTACTCCTGTGTCCGCTATCTCTACGTCAATGAAGCCATAGATGGGCTTATCAGGTGCAGGGAAGGTATTCCAAGAGTCGCAAAGAGTTGCTGGGATGACTAAGTCAAACTGGTTGTCTGTTACTGTTGTGTCAATTATAGGTAAGGTTGTCACAACAGGAGTCACTCGTGCAGTGGCAGGGATCGCCCCTGAGTCCTGTACGTTGTCTGCCTCTACCACCTTTGCTAAGACGGTGTAACCTGTTAGGTTAGTCAGCCAAGAGGCTGTTAAGGAAATTCTGAGTTGTTCACCCTTTACAACAGAAGCAATAATGCTCCCATCGTCGGTGATTAAGTCCGTAGACTTAGAAGTAATTTTTGAACGTGGCATTCTATGTCCTCTCTACCGATCCTCGGATGGGTAACAAAAGTTGTTGTTGGGGTGGTAGGCTAGAGGCCACCGTAGGTGACCCCTGCTTAAGACTTGTTTATAATTTATTTCAGTACATCTTTTACAGTGTTCTTTGCCTTCGTATACTTTTGCTCAAGGCCCTCTGAAATGTTGTTTGAATTCATTGTCCCAGCAACTGCCCCTAGAGTCGCCGAGGTGACCTTTAGGTTACGAGTAAAGTTGCGTCTTACGTTTTCACCAACAGTTAAGTCCACGTACTTACGCCGCCATATACCTTGGCTAGGTAAACCAACCCCGATTAGCTTCTGCATACCCCTGTCAGCAAGATTTGAATTCTTGTATTTAGCCCTAGAACTGGCTAAACGTGCTTTGTATGTAGACTTCTTGAGGGCTTTGCCCCCCTGACCACCAAAGTTTAATGAGTTAGAGATTCTCTTCTGACCCGCATACCCTCTAGTTCCTTTTGCTACCCTTTTAAGACCTAGCTTGTCTGTCTTGCTTATAGCAGCAGCCCTACGGGCTAGCTTGTTTAGCTTAGGCGCAGCTTTCTTGGTTACGCGCTTAGATACTGCCTTTGTTACGGACTTCCTACGTTTCAGGGCAGAAGCCTTAACAGCCTTTGCAAGGGCTAACTTTTGCTTAGAGGACAACGCCTTCTTCACACCTTTTCTGCCAAACTTTTTACCAGCAAACTTAGCTAGTCTTCCAATGAGAGCCATTGTGTCTTCCTCCTATATTAAGGCTTGTTTTTGGCCATTACTTCTTTTTACCGCCCTTGGGCTTCTTAGGTGGACGTCCTTTAGTTGTACCGTAGGTACCTTTTCCGTATGGCATGGTGATTCCTTTTTATGTTATTTTTCTTGCAATGGCTTGTTTAGCCTCGTTAAATTTTTCTTTGGTGTAAGTAGGGTTTAAAGCTGCTGTTATACCTGCGGAGTATAGCAGTGATCTTTTCCAATCAAGACCCCCACCTTGAGCTGCCTTAAAGGCCCTATTTTGTGCTTTTAAAATGTTGTTATGGTCTGTAAGGGATTTTTTCATTACCTTACCAAAAACTTTTGATTGAGCTTTGGCTGTTATGGTCCTTTTATTTACAACCATATTTTCAAAATTAGAAGGCTTTGCGTATTTACGTACAATACTACGAACTTTTAATCTTGACATAGGTTTTTTAGGTGCGTACTTTACAACTTTAATTACAGACTTTTTGCGTTTAAGAGCAGAGGCCTTGACTGCTTTCATAAGAGCCTGCTTTTGTCTAGACGACATGACCTTTTTAACTGTCTTTCTTGCACTCTTTTTTAGGAGGCGTTTCCCTACTAGTCTAGTGAGCTTTCCTATAACTGCCATGATTGTCTCCTGCGATAATAACTTTTTTCATAGTTGTTTTCCTTATTACTATTAAAACCCAAAGCCTCTTGTGGTAGTCTTAGTACCAGAGCGTATTGGGAAGAGATACTCTACAGCATAGCGTAGACCGTCTGTCCAGTGTTCTACACCTTCCTTCTTGTCAATCACCGCGCTATCTGGGTTACTCTCGACCCACTGAGTACGCTCTATTGATTTAATTGTGTTGCTGCATTTAGGGTGGATATACATGTCTATGTCACCAGCGGCATTCTTAAACTTCTTGTTTACGGCTGCTACGCTATCAATGATAGGGGGCGCTTTTCTGTGTGCTCTGGTAGCTATACCAACACCCTGTAAGATGCTAAAGTCTGTTGTGCCAACTGCAGCGGAAGACTTTCTAGCACGACCACTAGGGTCAGGGTAGGAGATTATCCTGTGTCCTTTATACTTTTGTACTAAGGTGTTAGCTAAAGACTCCGTGTCAGGATGCCCTTGCATCTCATCTAGTATGTGTATTTGATTACCCCTCAAGGCAAAGACAACAGAGGCCATGATACCAACGTTAAAGTCGATAGCCACATGGACGTCCTCACCCTCTTCAAACTTAGGCAGGGTCTTGTCTATGTGGTCTTTTCTGTCAAAGGTATAGAACACGTTATTACCAGAGTCTTCAAAGCTTGCCGTATACTCTCTGGCAAACTTTAGAGGGTCTAGTGTTAGCTTTACACTCTCGATCTCTACTTCGTCTAGGAAGGGAGAGTCTTTGTAGGTGTAGTGATAGCTCCTCCAGTCGTCATCGCTGTCCTGTCTGTTGTACATCTCATAGAAGTAGTCATACCCCCTAGGGGTACTTATTATTAAGGCCTTACCTGCCTTAGAGCCTATCTTCTTAGCATTCTGTCTCGACCAACGTGTACTCACGCAGGGTTGTATGATAGACTCCCAAGATTCCTTGAGACTCATACCCGCGCCTTTCCATGATGTAACCTCATCGGCTACTACGAAGTACTGTCCAGTACCACGCATACGTTGGGAGGCCTCATAAGACCATAGCTTAAGTTGCACATTGCCTGGAAACCAGAACGTGCCAGCTGCCTTAGAGGACTTGTCTGCATAGTCTTCCATGCCTAACTGCCAAGCAATCAGGGGATAATAAATATCTACGGCCTGTGAGTAAGTCGGAGCAATTAACGCTACGTTCTTGTTAGGCACGTCATCAGGGAGGTCCATTAGCTCTTGTACGGCAATAATGGCGGCTGTAGCGGCTAGGTAAGACTTACCGAACCCACGGCTAGCATTTACTACTGCATAACGGCACTCCTCTGTTACAAATAGATCTCTAATAACTTCTGACTGTTTAGGGTGTAACTCTATCATTTTTTAATCAACTTCTCTTTCACTAGTCTCGCATGTGATGTGCATATATCTTTCATTCTTGACATGATAACTATATAACCGTCATCACCATACACTACGTACTTATTCTTTCTTCTTACCATTACCATTTTCCTTGCGCTGCCCCTATATACCATATTATACTCCCTGCAGCACTAACCGATGCTATGAGTATAACAGAGATTATGACAGAGTTTATTATCTTCTCGACCTGCTCTTGCTTGGCATAGACAGCCTCTCTTTGGGCTTTACGTTGATCTGCTTCTATCTTTACAATCTCGTCCCAAGCAGAGGGGCCGTAAGTCCAGCTGATGTGGGAGCGCAACTCCTCGCGCATTTCCTTTAGTTTTTGTTTCTTTGACCAAATATCCAAAGCGTCCGATTGTGTGTTCGTAAACATTTTGTATAGGGGTGGCTTCTTTGCCTTCTCGTCTAGGAAGTCAAGGTCTGATATCGCCTTAGACCACGAGGAGAGGGTGTTACCCATCGATGTAATATCTTTTCCAACACTTACCGCTTTTTTTATTCCATTAAAAGCTGCTGTGGCTGCTGCCATAGCTGTGAAGGGATCGATCATTTATTGTTATTGGCCTCCTTGGTTTCTTGGTGACGCTATAGTCTCTACAGCGCCCCGTATGGCCTTTATATTCTCATCAATCCTTCCTAGCATTATAGCTTGGGCTATTGATGTCTTCTCAAGCTCCACAATGCGGATCTCATGCCTCGCTATTTCACGAGTATTGGATTCCACGTTAGAGTCTAGACTAGATACATACCATACCAGTGCGGTGGTCTGTATGACAATCCCCAAGATAAAAGTTAGGGGTACACCTTTAGAAAGATGCCAATCTTCGGGATTATTCATAGTAGTTATTCCTTATTTTTATTTTTATTGTCTGTAAGAACAATAGATACGGGGCGTCTTTCCGTAATCTCTTGCTCGATCTTGTCTGGTATTCTCTTGTAGCCATACTGCATTAGGTTGTTGATGAGTTGGCCTTTAGTAGCTATTAGTTGTGCATAGGCACCAGAGCCTATCCTGATGTCACCAGACAATAACGCTGTGTCAATGTCTTGGAATTGTTTAACCATCTGCTCAATAGGGTCAAAGTTTAACTCCTCAAGCTTCTTTACGGAGGCCATTGAGTGTATACTTTTAGAGCCTTTGGGACGACCAGCACCTTCTCTCTTACCGCCATTCTGTCGTACAGTCGGATTAGGATTTGCCATAGTTGTCTCCTTTCTATTTTTTAGATGTATTAGTTTGATATTCAGTTAAAATTTTTTATTAAGACTTTCAGTAGATTACTAAGAGCGTAGGATAACTTATTGAAAGTATTAACAATTATAGTATTATTTATAACAAAGTATTACCATGAAAACTATAACAATAATACTTACACTAAGGATACTAAAGTGATACTAGATAACCCCCCGAAGAGAGGTACCAGAGAGGTACTCGTTGGACATCATCGGGGGGCTTTCGGGAGTTCTCTTTCAGATGTCGGTAGAGAGTCCTAGTATCACTTTAGCAGAGCCTTAGCAAAGTTATTCAAAGATCTTGGATCTTATTCTTAAACGTCAGGTATTATTACCTGATGTCTCTGTCACAACCACAGTGATCACACCTGCAGTGAGTTAGCTTACGTTTAAGGAAGATAACGATAGCATACACCGCAATACTGTAGGAAACAATGTGTAAAAGATTCATGAGATAGTCCACTGTTAGCTCCTATAAGGGCAAAAAAAAATTTAAGGGGTTCTCCCCAACTTCTTCCCAGCGCAATGCCAGAAAGAAGTTGGGGAGGGTTGTTATGTTACTAGTACTATAAGCACAACACCAACTAAGAAGCCAGCGGTGAAAGAACAAGAAGTACAACTTCTATGAGCTTTAACTTTTTCTTTTAGCAACTTAAGTTTATACTTACAAGT